TGATTTCGATTGCTTTCTTAATATCAGGCATTTTTCCTTTCACCTCCTTTCAAAGTCGGACGCATGACGCCGCGCCCTGCGAGATATATACGGACCACCTCCTTAAACGCAAAAAAGAACCGCATATCTGCGGCCCTTTTAAGGGTAAGTATAAAGTTGTCAGCTAGCTTATCAGATAGTTACCGCCGTCGCGCTTGCCATAACAAGCAAGCCGTTCTTTTCTACGACGACATATTGAAAAGCGAGCCCGATAAGTGCATTGGCACCGGCGGATTCAGCTTTATCAAGAAGCTGGTCCAGTACGGCATACCTCGCCGCGTCGATTCCCTCGGCTTGTTTATCGAGCGCGCCTGAAAACGGTATGCCCGGATTGGTCGGAATAGCTGCTGTACCTACAATCGCACCGGCCAAGGTTTCACCGCAGACAGGAGCATTATACTTTTGGATTGGGCGCCCCTCAAATGAATACCCTGCCGTAATCGTAAAGCTCTGCATTCTTTCAAGTACCTTTTGAATGCCAAGCTCCGCTTTATTTTCTTTTTTACCGAACATTTGCGTACCTCCTATGTATTTACTTTATTTTACTGGTTTATGCTATTGCCTGTCTATTCTCAATATTAGTAAAATTTGTGCTCAGCCCTTAAAAACTTTCTTGTTATGGTACTCAAGAAATTCCTTTTGCGGTCGGAATCGTTCGGGAAGCAATATGCTTTCGCCACGTAAGCCAATAAGCCATTTTTCCGTAAAGGCATCCGCATAATCATCTACCTTTTTAGATACCCGAATCGTCAAGTCGTGATCAACTGTAATCAGCCCCGAGTCAAAAGCTTTGTCATAAAAGACATTTAAGCATAGTCCGTTTTCCGGTGTTATCCGGTCATTACTGCTCCGGCAAGCTTTATACGGTTTTATATGACTCGCTACAAGCATATTAGGAAGCGTCTGCCCCGATATGCAGCACCTATACTCGTATGCCGATAATACTGCGATGCGGAAGAAATACCGCTCGTGCGTTACTTTTTTATGGTCGGTCAGGTCTGATATGCGTTTCGCTCCATTTATCGGGTCCGCGTTAAAAAGGTCAAGCCCGGTAATTTGCTCGGCCTGTACGCTTAATTCGCCCCAGTCGTGCCGGAACTCCTCGTAAATAGCCTTATCCATCTTAGCAGTATGCCCTAAGCCAGAGGGCATATGCGGGTCAAGCGTTCTAAAGTTTTGCATTCGCGCTACCAATGAGCCGAGGGGGTATCCGATAAGCTCTGCGACTTCTTGAATCAACTTATTATTTCGATTTATTTTCGACATTGGCGTTACACAATACATCGCAAACGCTACTATAATAGCCTCCCGTGTCCATGTTTTTCTCTCCATTTTCTGTTCAACTGAATGCGCTGCCAAGTGGCGTCGTTTTCGGTCGAACTTATTCACCTCCATTTGTACACATATTTGAGCTTAAAAAAGTATCTCAATTATGTACATTTTACTATAATTAGTAAAAGAGTACAATAGAAAGTGCAAAGGAGTGATTAAAAAAAATGGACAAATTTGAAATTGACAAAACAAATGGTAAAATCCAGTCTATCAGCCGTACAATCCGACTTAAGGCCGAATTATTCGACCGGCTTACCTTACTTAGCGAGGAGTCCGGTGTTTCTTTTAACAAGATTATCAATCAATGTATTATCTACGCGCTCGATAATATGGAAGACAGCCGCGAGTGAACATAAAAACGCCGCCCCTTGCCGGAACGGCGTTTTTACATATTGCGAAAACTCTTACGGGTCAAACGGAATATCCCAAAAAATCTGCCGGCCTTCGGCTTTAGCTCTCGCATTCTCTGCTGTTATTTCAGCATATAACTTATCATAATATTCCCGCTCTTCCGCAGTCAATGGTGGATCAAACCATAACGACTCCACTGCCGTCGGTTTACCCGCTGCTGCGTCTAATGCAAACATATATATTTTTATACCTCTGTCGCTCATGCTTCTCACCCCTTTACTTATCGACTGTGGCTTTTGCGAGAAACGCTTCAAATAAACTTTCCTGTCCGGGTACGGCTGTTAAGCCTCGGCCGTTTCCGCCTGTCGCTATAAGTAGCGCCTCGTTTGTCGTATCGTAAAGTTCCACGGCATCAAATAACGACGCACACTGCGGTAAAACTTCGGAGACTTTACTATGAATTTCGATTATTGCGTCAACCGGCACCTTGCGCCCGGTTTTTGCCGCTCTAAGTATAGACCGTTCGAGAGCGGTTTCAGTCGGGACGGTCGCATATACGCCTTTTACGGTCATTCCGGCGTCTTTTGCGTCCATGATTTTCTTTGTCAATGACGCTATGCTGCCATCACCAGTCCCATCAAGCGTAACATTATAATTTCCGCTATTTGCGATACCGAGCATACGTTTAGCGAGAGCGCTGCTTTCCTCGTGCACGAACGGCGCAGCAAGGTCGTCGCCTGCCGCTACCATGTTAATATATTCGGGTAACTTCGTTTTTATGGCATCGCTGTCGAGCATAACCGCGTTTGTGGGTAAAGTTACCGCGCCGCCGTTTATCATGGTGCTCTTACCCGACGCACTGCCGCCGCCCATCATTGTAAATGTTGCTTGACCGTCTGCCGGCGTAACACCGCTAAAGGTTTCATTGATTATGCTGCGGTGAAGGGCTTCGCGCTCGGCCGTAAGATTTCCTTGGGCGTCTGTAAAAAGACTAAGAGAATCACCGGGCCGACGGTCGACGGTATCCGTATGACCGTAGTCGCTTATACTTATTATATCATCTTTTTCGGGTTTCGTATACGGGGCAATATTATCGGGAACTTCCTCAATCCCGGCTTTCGCCCTGTTCTGTGCGTCAAGCTCCTTTTCCCAGGCGTCGTCGTCATTGGCAATCGCCTGAGCCTGCAACTCGCGGCGTTCCTCTATCGATAAGCCTAAAATATCCTCGGATACAATCGGCTGAGATATGCAATGGCAATTTACCCGCTCACCAGGTGGAAGTTCACTGGCATCCCTCGGATACAATGGGTAATATATTATGCCGTCCGCACCTTCCAAACGAAAAACGGCGGCAGTCGGAACACGTTGCCCGCTCATAGCAACATGATTCTCGCGAGGTGTGTTACGATATGAGCCCGTGTGTATCCATTCCTTTTCCTCTACGGCGGGGCTTTGAATAAAAGACTCCTGCTGTGCGACAGAATGTGCCGTCAGCGTCTCCGTTATCGCTACGCGCCGGGCTTTATAATACTCGTCACGGATACCGCTGTCAAGAATCGCCTTCGTAAATTCGGCTACGCCCTGGCCTTCCCGGAGGCCCGTCACGAGGATTTTTTGTATCTCCTCATGTGATGTAAGCTTCATCAGTCCGCTCAGCTCTGTGCTCCACGATTCTGCCCATGCGGTTGTCCGTTTAGTTATATCCGCAACAGCGGCCTCGTTATCAATCTGTACGTTTACAGCCTTGGTAACGCTCGCCGCCGCAAGCTCCGGGTCACTCAATGCGATATAGCCCGCCGTGAGTTTCGGTATTATGGTCGTAAACTCCTCAAGAAATATTTTACGGAGTTTTTCGTCAATAGTATCACCGAGCCTAATCTCGTCCCAGGCGGCCGCAAATGCCGTAAGGTTATCAGCCTGCTCCGCGGCGTCAATAATATACTTCGTTTCTTTTTTCAGCGCCCGAGCAACACGGTCCTCAAGCGTTGCGATTTCTTTTACCGTATCCTCAACATCAATAAAGCCGGCTTCGTCGAGAGTATCCTCAAGGTCGCCGTCCGCTTTTTCAATATATGCGTCAATCGCTTTTATAAGTGCTCCGCAACCGCAAATCATGTTACCGCCCCCAGTCTGGTAAGAACGTCACGGACCTCCTTCATCACGGCAACAACTGCGTCGTTATTGTCGGCCGCCGCTTTTTGTATCTGCTTCGTAAGCTGTGTACTTAAACCTGCAGGAGGCGCGATTTCCGAAGGGGTCATAACGCTTTTAAGGTATTGAAGCGGCGTATCTCCCCAGTCTCCGGTATAGTCTTCTGAGATTTCACCCATAAGCGAGTAAGTTATCTCTTTCGCCTTATTCGGCGTAAGGCCGCCGGCCCGTTCCGTTACGTTAAGGATTTTAGCAAGGTCGTCGGGATTCGTAATATCGGGCTCAAGAAAATAAGCCTCGACATATTGAAACTGGTACCCGTTAAGAAGCTTATTGTTGATGGCCCATGCGATACTGCGGCGCTCCGGTTGGAAGAGCTGCTTTTCCGTAACTTCCATAGCCGTCTGCGCGGTCGCCCGGTTAAAGTCGGTCGTATATCCGACGTAAAGGTCAGGAAGTTGGAAGGATGATTGCACCTTTCGCCGGTTGTTATCAAGATAATCTTGAAACAATTCATCTTTTTGCAAAATCGACGCCAGGTCCTTGATCTCAATTTCCGGCTGCTTATCGTCGGTTAGAGCTGTACTGTTATCAGCGTTTTCAGCCTCAAGTATAATGAAGGCGTGCTGGCCTTTTTCGCCTTTTATGTCGTTCATATACTGCTGGAGCTTAGAAAAGCTGTCTTCCGTCAGCGTGCCTCCCTTAATCATAATAAGAAGGGGGGTATGCCGGCCTTCCTCGAAATACCGGTTATTCAGATTCTCGGCTTTACGGCTTCCGTCTACTCCGAGTACCTGGCCTATCCAGCGTACTTCCCCGTATGTCTCCGTACCGATAGCAAACTCAAGAATTTCATTTGCCTGCTTATCAAGGTCCAGCGTCTCGCCGTCTTTCAGGTAATCGCCGGTAGCTTTATTCATTATACGCGGGTCGCCGATTTCTTTAAAGTAAACGACCTTGCCGCTGATTTCCTGCTTATACTTACAGAATTTACGCGGCCGCTTTTCAATACGGGGCGTATAAATTTTGGCGCTGGGTTCCGAGACATTAGCCGGGATTTTAGGCTTGCGCCGCGACCGAGGACGTTTTTCCGTATCTGTCCAAAAGGTATACTCTATTTCAATGTAGGGTTCAAGCGGCGTAGTCTTGCGGATTGATGGCGTATCCTTAATAAATTCAACCCCCGTAACCTCGCCGGCAAGATTACGCATAACCTCGATATATGATACGCCGTAAGTCTCTCGTGCCTCGATAGCGTCCTCAAATATTTCCTTCGTGTCCATATCCATATTAAGGAGCTCGATTATTTCCTCGGCGCGCGTAAATTCGTCTATCATCTCTGGCGTTTCCTCGGGATAATCCTCTTTATAACGGACGCCGATACCGAAGCCGGCTATATTGTTCTTGTAGGCCCTGATGCATTGCGGCAGTATGGAAGATTGCGACACCATCACCTTTAAGCCGCGTTGATCTACGGACGGGGTAGCCCAAATTGAGGCATTGCTTTGTCCCGATACCTGTGTTGGTTTATCGGCCTTAGTTATCGGCGCCGTAGCCGCTTTAATAATATGCGTCGCTATGCGCCCCATTTTATTGCCCATTGTTTGGCTTTCCTCCTTCCTATAAAGAGCCGTTCGACCGGTCAGCGTTCCTGGACGCGACGTTTTCAGTCGA